GCAATAACTTCTCAACACAATAAGGAATAATATGAATGATAATGGCTTAGCTGCTAAGGCAGTGTATGGTCCAATGACTGCATTAGATACATGGGCAAATGATCCAAGAGTATTAAAGCAATTAGCTACTAAAGATCCTAGTCAAGTTGTTGATGGAGATTATATAATGCCTATGCATTTATGGAATGAAACACCATCACAACGGGAACAACGGTTTAGAAATAATGTTCATTTACCAGATGGTGGTATAGAGAATGGAGTACCTTATGGTAAACTATCTAATCATATTACTGTTAGTAATGAGTCACCATTTAGTGAAGGCAAAGGTGGTAAATGGATAGAACATGCTGATAAGACTTATACGTTTAAAGCTGGTGAGAATAATAGAAAGAATTATACAGAAAAACAACTAAGAGATTACTTCAATGCTAATGAGAAAGGTAATAAATTAATTTACAAATGAATCTAGTTGATAGGATGTACTGTTCATTAGGTAGAGATCCAAGTAGCTATAATTGGTTAGGTGCAGATCTCTATGAGAACAAGTATATAAAGAGTATTAGTGAATACTACTTTGATAGAGCAAAGATATCGCCTAAGCAACGTAAGCTTGTAGAGGATATACTAGTAGATCTAATGAGTAATTGGTATTACTTTAGCTGTAAGAAAGATAAGTAATGTCATTCTTCACACCTAATCCAGAGACTATAGATAAAGTTAATGGTATGGTGTATGTATTATTAATAGATTTAGAGAATACTACTGTAGTTAAGATAGGTGTTACCGCTAGACCTAAGATAGAAGATAGAGTATGTGAAGTATTAAAGAGTATCTACACTAGATATAGATACTTCCCTTATACATACACTAAACGATTCACACAAACAACTGACATATATGCGAAAGAAGCAGACCTCCATTACCATTTTAATAATGTTAGATACACTCCCGATAAACCGTTTGATGGTTCTACTGAAATATTTATGATCAAAGATATTAATTATTTAGTAGATATATACGCTAGATGTTTAGCTGGTGAAAATATAAGGGAGCTTGAACAGTATAAGCCAGAGTTAAGTATAGATTTGGTATAATTGAAATATAACAATTATATAAAGGAGTCATATGAGAACAACAACGACAGTAGGTCTTAGCAAGGAAACGGTAGCTAGGCTTAGAGAGCTTATTAAGTTAAGAGGTAGAAAAGAAAGTATAGAACAAATCGTAATAGAATTACTATCTGGTTACAAAGGATAATACAATGAAAATACAAGATTTAAGTTTAGACGAACAAAGAGATGTAGCTCAGAAGCTATTAAGTAAGAGATATGGTGGTATGGAAGAAGTTCATGCTAAGCTATGTGAGAAGTATGGAGTTACTAGAGCTACATTATATAAGTGGGCTAAGTTACTTAAACAAGATAGAGTCATTGATTTTGAAACTAGTAGTTTTATTAAGAGCAGAAGTACTATGCTTGATGCTGAAGGTAATATAAGATTACAATGGGTTAAAGAAGATAGAGAAGTAGCTGATAGATTAAATGATATAGCTGAAGCAGTAAGAGAGATACTAAAAGATGTAGTAGCTGTAGATCCTATTGAGAGAGTTACAGTAGATACTAAGAATGATGTGGCTAATTTATACTTATGTAATGACTTACATATTGGTGCATTAATGGATAAAGAAGAAACAGGTGACAGAAACTGGGATAGAAAAGTAGCAATGCAAACTATTAAAGCTAGTATTGATTATCTTGTAGAGAATAGTCCTGCTACTGAGACAGCATTTATTGTAGATCTAGGAGATTTACTTGAGATAGATAACTTTAAAAATGCTACACCTAAGAGTGGTAATATATTAGATGTAGATGGTAGATATAGTAAGATATTAGCAATTGCTTTAGAAGCTATGACATATATGATAGAGAAAGCTTTAACTAGACATGAGAATGTTGTATTCTTAAATATAAATGGTAATCATGATATTGCGACTGGTCATGCAGTAAGAGCGTATGTACAAGCTTGGTTTAGAAACAATGATAGAGTTACTGTAGATGATAGAGCATTAGAGGTTAAGTACTTAGCATTCGGTAGTACATTACTTGGATTTGCACATGGTGATGGATTAAGAATGAGAGATGCTGGTGAAGTTATGGCTGTAGATAATGAGGCTGTATTTAGTAGCACTATTAATAGATACTTCCACTTTGGACATAACCATAAAGATAGTGCATATGATGGTAGATTATGTAAGAGTGAAAGCCATAGAAACCTAAGCCCATTAAATAACTGGGCAGCACATAAAGGATATAGAAGACAAGCTGGTACAATGAAATGTATTAGTTATCATAAAGACTTTGGTGAGATTAGTAGAACAACATTTAATGTTAATATGATGGAGTCTTAAATGACAGTAGACGGTATATGGGTACTTAAAAACGGTACCCTTGTCACTATTGAGGGTAGACAATATGAATATAATAATGTAGATGGATCACGTACAGTGACTGATCCTATTATAGGTGATACACATGTTATCAGTGATTGGTTTACAGGTAATGAGGAAATTACATGGTAAAAGCTGGTATGGGGATGATTAAAGCCCCACAACCTATTACAATTGAGGAGCTTAAGGCTAAGTTCCCTAAGAAGAAGAATTCAATAACTCAAGAAGGCGTAGATATAATTAATGCTACTCTACTTGATCCTGAGTTTGATGCTAGTACATTTATAGATGATATGGTTACATATGAGAATGTAATGCATACAAGTAGTTTAAATATTAATGAGTATATTAATGTAGTTAGATTCTGTGCTTATCTACAGAGTAATCCTGATAGTCTTATTGAAGCTTATAAGAGAACATTTGCACATAGGGATTTTGTTAAGGATAGATGGACAGCTACTAGTGGTAGTAAAGAATATAATGAATTAACTAGTGCAGCTAGTAGGTATAGAGCATCACCAGGCGTAGTTAAGGTTATGACACAGGCAATGGTTCCTATGCATATCTTGTTTGCTGGTATGAGATACCAAGCTATTAATGTATTAGCTACTGAGATGACTACAGCTATGTATAGTAAGGATAGAATTAGTGCCGCTAAAGAGTTATTAGCTGCTGTTAAACCGCCAGATAATATTAAGATAGACCTTGATGTAGGTGTTAAAGAGAATAGTGCTGTACAACAGTTGAATGAGCAGTTAGCTTCATTTGCTAGTAATAGTATGGTGCATCTGCAGGCAGGCACAACTAACCTATCTAAGTTAGGTAGTATGAAGGTAGCTGAAGATATAGAAGATGCGGAGGTTAGTTAATGGAAGATAATTATATACCTAGTGAAGAAGCTGTAAAGTTTATAGCCTTTATTAGGGCTGCTGGTGTTGAAGATAATGCCAATGCTGAGATTCATTATAGACTAGCTGATAAATACTTTGGTATGGAACAACAAGTTCTTATTGAAGCTTTCAGGGGTAGTGCAAAGAGTACGTTGATGGAGTGGTTTATATTATATATAGCTGCAATGGGTAATCTTCCTGGCTTTGGTAAGGTAGAGTTTATAGCTTTCATTGGTGATAGTGCTGAGAATGGTGTAAAAAACTTCTTTAGGAATGTGGCTGGTAAAGTAGATAGATCACCATTCCTTCAACAAGTATTAAATATTGTGCGTAAGACTGATGGTGAGATGGAGTTAATGAATGCTGATGGTGTTGAGTTAAATATAAAAGGATATGGAGCTGGTACTAATATCAGGGGGGTTAGATATAAGGGTGCAAGACCTGATATTGTAATCCTGGATGATATTACTACCAATGAAGCTGCTACATCTGAGACAATTCAGAACACTATTAATAACAATTTCTATAAATCAGTTATTCCTGCACTGCATCCAACTAGATATAAGATATTTTTTATTGGTACACCTATCTCTGAGAAGGATATTATCCACCAACTAAGTAATAATCCTAAGTGGGTTGTACATAAGTTCCCTATATGTGAGAAGTTTCCTTGTAGTAAAGAAGAATTCAAAGGTAATTGGCCTGATAGATTTCCATATGAGGCTGTATTAGCTAAGTATGAGATGTACCTAGCGTCTGGTAAGGCGCAAGATTTCTTCCAAGAGTACATGATTGAGCTGACTGACTTGTCTACATTGCTTGTTGATGAGGATGATATCCAATGGTTTGATACAAGTGTCATAAGTAAGAACAAAGATGGGTACAATTTCTACATTAGTACAGACTTTGCTACAAGTACTAAGAAGAGTGCGGACTTTAGTACCATGGGTGTATGGGCTATTAACAGTAATAATGACTGGATGCTGGTAGATGGTCAATGTGTTAGACAAACTATGCAGGAAAACCTGGATGATTTGTTTAGATATGTACAGAAATGGCAACCATTGAGTGTTGGTATAGAAAGTAGTGGGCAACAAGGTGGATTCTTGAGTATTATCCAGGAAATGATGATGAAACGTAACATATGGTTCACATTAGCTAAGAAACCTGGTAGTAAAGACCCTGGAATTAGACCAGTTAAGGACAAAATGCACAGATTTGTTACAGGAGTACAGCCTAAATTCAAGCAAAACAAGATATGGCTTCCAAAGCCTGAACTTATCAAACATACTAACGTTAAATTACTTACATTAGTGGACGAATTGGTGGCAGAACTCAGTAGATTTACCTTAGCTGGTGGTGTATTAGCACTTAAACATGATGATGCTCTAGACTTATTGAACCAATTAAGTGAAATGGAACTATTTGCTCCAAGTGTTGGGACATATAAGGAAGATGAAGAGAGATTTGGTGATAGTAGTATATGGGGAGAAGACCCATTTGGAGAAGAGAAAGAAATTAGTTATACTGGAAGTACTATATTCTAAGCAAGTATTAAGCAGATGTTAGATAAAATAGAGTAATAAGATGAGGACAAAGTATGACTATAAGACAAGTAATTACACTAGCACAGAATGGTGAATTAAATAATATTGCTACTAAAAATAATATGAGTGCCATTATTGGGCACTTAAATTTAGGTTTAATAGAGATGTATAAAAGATTCCCACTTAATGTTCAAGAGTATATGATCACATTGGAAGCAGGTAAGGATATATATCAAATGCCTGAAGATTATATGTGGATCGTAGCAGCATATGACGAAGTACCTACTGATAGTGATGCTATGGTCTCAGTCATACCTATTAATGAAGAAGATAATCCACTAAGTTTAAATACTGTTGGATTTAATCAAATTCAAATCCCAGTAATTGTTAATGGTGGACATGTAAGTATTATATACATAGCTGCTCCTCCAGTATATGACTATATTGAAAATACAGATAGCTTTACTAAAACATATTATGATCACGATGCTGATGATATGGTAACAGTAGCTGCTACAGTTTTAGATATCCCTACACAAATGATAGAAGCATTGTTACATTACGTTGGATACAGAGCACATTCATCTATGGATAGTGGTACACAAGCTGAGAATAATGGACATTATACAAGATTTGAAACTAGTTGTTTAAGACTTGAACAAAGAGGAATGATAAATAACGATGATCTATCTATGAAAGATAGAGTAGTCTTAAAAGGATTTGTATGAGTTTAAGAAGTTCAAGTTTAAATGCCTTCACTAGTACAGGTATCAGTAGAGAGATAGATAGTAACTACGACAATGTAAAGATTGTTGCTGAGGATATTATTAATGTTAATAAAGTAGCTGATAGTATTACTAAGGTAGATACTGTTAGTGATAATATTGATGATGTTAGAACAGTTGCTGCTGGTATAGATTATGTATCTACTGTAGCTAATGACTTGAATGAAGTTATATCTGAGATTGAAACTGTAGCTAATGATCTTAATGAGTCACTGTCTGAGATAAACACAGTAGCTGTTAGTATCGATAATGTTAATATTGTAGGTAATAACATTGATGATATTAATAGAGTTAACACATCAATAACAAATTTAGATAGAGTAGCTACGTCAATAGATAATATAGATAGGGTTTATACTAGTAT